GCTTCAGATACTATATTCTTTTACTCAGTTGCTACATTTGCAGCTAGTTCTACAATTTAAAACAGAAAGATATGTTTAACAGAAGACTTTTAAGACCATACACAACTGCCGTTACATCAGTAGGACCATTCTCAGTAGATTACTTAGTAATCGCTGGAGGAGGTTCTGGTAACTCTGGTGGTGGAGGTGGTGGTGCTGGAGGATACAGAACATCTTATTCAGGTAAAATACAAGGAACACCATTTTTACATTACAACCCTAGCGATAGCTCGTCTTACTCAGGAACAGGAACGGTTATTACAGACCTTTCAGGCAACAATGACGGTGACTTATTAGGAGGGATAGAAAGTTCATATGATCAAAATCATTTTGACATTGCAGGTAACGGTGACGGTATAACGACAAGCAGCCCTGTTTCTGTAAATCCAAGTACAGATGGAATGACTATTGAAATGTGGTTTAAAGTCAAAACAGATGTTCAAAATTATATTTTTAGTTTTGATGGAACAAATACCACTAACTTTGGATTAAGTTACAGAAGCAATACGAATAAAATTTCATGGTTTTATAAAACCTCTGGTGGAACAGTCGAAACACTTGAAACTTCAACAGTAAGTTTAAACCAATGGCATCATATAGTAGCTACAACAGATGGTAGTAATGCGCAAATATATTTAGATGGCTCTTTATCAAATAGCACTACTTCATCGCCTGCAAATATTTCCTACAACGAAGATTTGCACTTTGGAAATTATTTTGATTTAGCACAAAATTCTAATGCTGATATAGGAGAAATAAGATTCTATAAAGAAGGTCTTGTAGATAAAGAGGTGTTTTATAATTACGAAGTTTCTAAACATAACTACGGATATTCATATTATCCATCTGGTAGATTATCTTCTGCTGAAACAGCATTTACTCTAGAGACAGGAGTCTCTTATACTGCTACCGTTGGTGCAGGTGGTGATGCAGTGTTTACTGGCACTGCTGATACTGCTACCTTAAATAGTCAAGGTAATAAAGGAGGTAATTCTACATTCTACAACATCACCTCTATTGGTGGAGGTTGTGGTGCTTATTATCCGCTAACTTCAAGCTATTTAGCTAAAAACGACGGAGGTTCTGGTGGTGGAGCTGTATTCGGCGGTAGTGGAGGTCACAGCGCAGGAAACACTTCAGGTACAACTAATCAAGGATTTGGAGGTAGTGGAGGAGGACTTGCAAATGCCAACGAGTGGTCTGGTGGCGGAGGTGGCGCTGGTGCTGCTGGAGATAATATCCCATCAGGAAACGGTGGAGCTGGTCTATACTCAAACATAACAGGATCTGTTGTAGGTAGAGGTGGTGGTGGATCTCAAGGTCCATGGCAAGGCGGAACTAGAACACCTAACAACTTCGGTGGAGGTGGAGGTGGTTCTAACGTAGACGCAACCGACAACACTGGTGGTGGTGGAGGTGGAGGTGGTTCTACTACTCAAAGTGGAAGCAACTTGAGACAGTCTGGTGATGGAGGTGACGGAGTAATAATTCTAAGATACCCTAACACTGTGACTGCTTCAACAACTGGAACTCTAGTGTCTACACAAACCACTGTTGGAAGCGACAATGTTTTAGAGATAACTTCTGGAAGTGGTGATGTTTCTTTTGCTGCTGGATCTGGAAGTAATGGAGGTGTAACGTTGGAGGCTAATCAGATAATGTGGTTAGACGCTAACAATGCTAACTCTTGGACTGGAACTGGAAGTACCTGGTATGACTTAAGTGATAATAACTATGACGCTGAGATCACTACATCAGTTACATCTACAGGAACTGTCAACGGAGCTACATTCCTTAACTTAACAACTAGAGCTGATTACTTTAAAATACCTTACTCAGTTCACGGAGGAGCTTTAAACGCTACATCTGGAAACGTTGTTACGTACATAATATGGATGAGGTTACCTAATATCCCAGCTGGTGTTAACGGACTGAATGTAATATTGAAAACAGCAGCCGCTAATACTACTAACAATCAACAATACCTTAGATATTACGATCCTAGTATAGAAGGGTTTAATAGTATTTACTATGATCAGAATATAAGTGCTGACGTTAATCCTGGGTATATTGCTCAGGTTAATAACAATGATTGGATGATGTTAGTTGTAACTAATGATTATAGTAACAATACTATGCAGTTTCATAGGTATCAACCTAACTCTACTACTTACAACAATTCCAACCTAGGAAGTGTAAGCCCTATTAATACTGGAAATTCAGACGTATATTTATTCTCTGAACCTGGATCAGTTTATGGAGGTTATGGAGAAGTAGGTGAGATTAGAGCTTATGATACAACATTTACTGTATCTGAACTAGATACTAAGTACAATGATCAAAAATCTAAGTACGGTATAACCTAAAAACAAGCCCCTCTTCGGAGGGGTTTTATTAACAAATTAAAATAAAACAAATGGCTTTTAACGATATACTATCTGGATTTAGAGTCCAGTCAACAGACCCTATTGACTCAAGGCTAGTTTGTGCTGATTTAGCTGCAAGGGATGCGATTCCTGCTTCAGCTAGATATGAAGGCTTACAAACTTATGTCGTATCTGAGCAAAAGATATTTATATTACAGGGTGGAATTACAAATGACGATTACATTAATATAACTGACGCTATACAAGGTGAATTTCTTACTGAGTATGAAACTGCTGACCAGATTGATACTAAAGTGGGAGACAGATACCTTCCAGCTGATGCTAACTTTACAGCTGGCGAGTCTGGATACAGTCACACTGGTGCATTCGCTGATAAGCCCTTAGACAATAACTATGTATGGGAGTCAGGAGCTGGTTTATCTTACACTCAGGCAGATGTTGATGCAGGAAAATGGAAAGTATTTTCATTAAGCCAAGCAGTACACGCTGCTGTAGATAACCCTTATTGGTCTACACCTACTCCTACTGGAAACACTGGTATAGGTTTATTCCAGGGAGCTAACCTACCAGCTAATGTAACTAAGTTGTTTGAGTTTGACTACGATTATGATACTAACTATCCATCCTCTACAGGAACTGGATTTGAAGGTACTACTGGTAGAATAAGACTTAATGACGC